GTTGAATTTATCATCTGTTAAAACCTCAGGTTAACCAAGACTTCTTTGCTGTCTGGGTCTCTTATTTTGATATTACCAAACACAAATGTGGTCATGTTTTCGTCTACTGGATCTTCACCTGCAGGTACGCCACTGTGGTTTGTCTCTGTGTTGTCGTCTTCAATGTTGCTGTTCATGGTATTATATTTATTGTTTATAATTGGCTCTATCTAAAAGAAATTTATATTGAACGCTGTTGCTGTGCTGAGATCCAAGTGGAGTTGGTTCCCAATTATATCCACCAGGTACAAGCTGTTGAGACGAACTATCCATCACTGTGGAACCTGCAAGGTGACAAATATTGGTGGTGCTGTTGTCCTGTACCAAGTTGGTAATAATGACATTTTTAACTCCCACCGGAGGTGCTGTGTTGAAATTCACTTGTCGAACAAGACCATTAAAGCTGATGTTGTATGTGCCATTAATGCCAAATTCGGTATTCAGTTGCAGCACACCGTCAACAAACACAGCTTCAAGTGCAATGGGAGCAACTCCGCTTGGTGTGTCGAATGTGGTTCTCACTCCGTTGCCATTGTAGGCAAGCACATTGTATTTGGTAGTGGGAGTACCGCTGGTGCCATTGCGGTTGCGTTGTATGTTGAGCAAGAATGCACGGTTGGGATGTTGAGTGTTGCCAGCATGTCTGATACCCCAATATGCAATGCGCTCGTTATTGATGGTGATCATGCCGGGTGTGGTGTCAGTGGGCATACCCAGCACAGTGTAATCAGCTATTTCAATTTCGCTGGTGTTAACATACACATTGCCTAACAGTGTGGTATAAATTGGTCCTTGCATGGTTTGAGCAATTTCTTGATGATTGTCATTGGACAACAATCTAAACTTGGTGTCGGTTGCACAGGGTACACCAGTTGTATAAGTGATTACCACAATGTCGTTTGCAGCATGATTGGCTGTGTTAAACTGCACTGTGCGATCAGTAATGGTATAATCTCGTCCTGCAGTTGCTGTTACACCGTTAACACTAGCCAACACTGTGGCAGCATCGTACGGCAGCAAGGCCAGGGTGTATGTGGCATCAAGGTTGCCGTAGTATCTTTCTGTGATGAACCCATACTGTTGATCTTCAGTGAACACCAGCACATTCACAATGTCACCGGGTGCTGACGACTGCAGTTGGATGGCCTGAGTGCCATTGATGAATTGATATCCATATTCACCATTGGTATCAACTGCCACAATTACCACAGTTTGCCCAGCTGTGGGAGCTGTGCCAAATGTGACATTGTTACCATTGAGCACATAATCTGTTAATTCAGTCATTAGCACACCCTCTAGGAACACAGTAATTGTCACTGATGCACCAGGGGAGATGCCGTCAGGCAAAGGATATGTATCAATTACGCCGTCGGTAGCATACACCATCATTGCTGGTGGCTGAACTCGCAATCCGTTTTTATAAACCAGTGTGCTCAAATAGTTTGGCTGAGTGCTTGCTGGGGATACGTCAAGATTGTATGCCGATTGAGCCAGTTGGATCACAAAGCTGTTGTTGTGTATAGTGCTAAAGGTTGCAGTATTGAATGCAGTTACCTTGATTCTACTGCCAGCTGCTGGTGCATTAGAAAAGATCAAGGTGTTGCCACTAACAGAATATGCAGCATTGCTAATGGCCATGCCATCAACCACCACCAGTGTGTTGTTCACCGAGTCGGGTGCAGCACTTAGTGCAAATTCAACCAACACTCCATCACCTTGAAAAATGTCAGTTGAAATAATGGAAGTAAACAATCCATACAGTTCCACACCAGTGCCATAGCTGCTGCTGTTGGCTTGTGCCATGGGTTGAGCCGGCAATTGGGTATATGAACCGGGATCCACTATGTCCACTGTTTCAACCCCCCAAGTCACACTGGGATATAGGTTGTGTCCAGTACCGTTGTTGGTAAATGTGGTGCCCAGTGGGATTGCAGTGTAGGATCCAGCTGTGATAATTTTGAAATTGGTAACTGCACCATGCACGTCAGTTGCAGTTACCAACAGGCTCAATCTTGTGCCAGCTGATCCTGTGTTGTCGCTTTCAACAATGATATCACCAACCTTGAATCCATAGCCGCTGCTGGACAACGTTACTTTAACTGCAGTAACAGTGGCCACTCTCACCAGTGCTGGTGTGCCAGCACCGCCAGCACACTGTATGATATCACTGGGACGATAATTGGAACCTGGGTTGTTTACATATATGCTTTTGAAATTTAATCCAGCACCACCTTCGCCAAATGTTACCACTCTCAGCTTGCCAGCAGTGGGTGTGCGTACAAATACCAACTTTGCAGATTCAAAGTTCACCACATAGTCAGCTAGGTTACCGTAATTCAGCAGCATACCATTGTAGTACACCAATATTGCATCTTGATTTTGAGGCACTTGTGCAAGGTGCACTTGATCTGTCGCACCGTCAAGATCAAAATATTCATTGGTGATAACCGGTGCACCACCGGTGCGCACAGTGGTACAATCCAGCGTGAGTACATTGGTCAATCTTGCATTGTACAATTCAGGTGCATGATCAACTTCCACATCCGGCTGTATAAAACTGTTTCCGTCATATATGGTGTCAGTGGGAGCAGAGTCTGGTGCTGCACCAAAAGTGGTGCCTGCAAACAACACAAACACGCTGGGACCATCTGGCTCACTGAGCGGTGCTTGAGCAAAAGTCAGTGTGCTGCCTTTCCAGGTAACTTCAAAACTGGCATTTGATCCAACACTGGCACTATAAGGTGCCAGCATGCTGGAGATACTGCCAACCGGTGGCACAACTCGATAGTTACCAGTTTCAATGATTTTCAACTGTGTAATCGAACCTTGAGCATCCGCTGCCATGACTTCTATTGTGGTCGGAATGGTGTATTCTCCTCCCTGCAGCAGCACATGATCACCCACTTGATAATTTTTTCCCGGATCCACTATGCGTACATCACTGACCCAGTTGTTGATGTACCAGTCAGTGCCATATTGCTTGAGCTGTTTGTTAGCCCATACCACGGTGTTGGCCACATCTTGCGGAATGTAGCTTAATCTGAAACTGGTGAGCACATTGGTACCGTAAAAGGTGTTGTAGGTGGGCGGAATACCAGCTTGGATAGCAAGATCAATAAAATCATCAATGCTTTGATTGGTGGGGTCCCAACCCAGTTGATCCCAGGGTGCAACACTCCAACCTTTTTCTGAACTCATGGGCAATCCAGACAGCACAGTGCCCTTGTAATCACTGTCAATCAGGGTTGGATCTTCTCGAGGTGGTTGAAATTCAGTTGGTGCATAGTATGCAGCAATACGAGCTGCTGCACCACTGTTGCCAGCAATGCCAGTAATTCTATCAAACACCAACTGTGTTTTGAGAGTTCTAATCAGCTGAGGATGTGTTTGATAGTTGTTGTACCAAGCAGTATATTGTGGATCAGTTGACAGCACCGCAGCGTCCGCTGGCGGATTTAGCACTGTGTTATTATAAACCGGTTTGTCAAAGTCGCTGGTACTGGTGTTCGCAATGTCCAGCGAAGTACGTCCACTGATAAACTCTCGCAGTTTGGTATGATATGGTTTGGCTTCATTGATAAAACTCAACAAACTTTCAACCAAGTCTCCCACATACAAACTGCCAGTGTCAAAAGGCTGATTGAAACCTTTCAACACTATAAAGCTGGTTTTAATGGCCCAGTCCACAAAACCCTGCTCAACAAACACATAGTTTAGCATGGTAAAGAACAGTGCGTTGAGCTCACCGCTGTTGGGAGTTGCCAAGATATAGTTGTACACAGCATCAAAAATGTAACCCAATTCGGCATCAGGCGTTCTATCAAATGCTGTGCTGTCCCAGCCATTGCTGTCCCAGCCCTGATAAGTGATGTTGACCACAATTGATCCATTTTGCTGACCAATCAAGATCCAGGAAGTGCCATTGAATTCATACAACTGCCATCTATTGGTACCATCATTGAGTACCTTGGCTATGGTACCAGTTGATGCTGTTATGGTTGTTAAATCTGTTGTATGGTTAACAGTGTATGCCGCAGTGGTTGTGCTGCCAAATTCAGCAGCATACCAATCTGTGTATTGCCAGTAATGATTGGTTGCATAAGATTGAATACGAGTAACGATCCATTCAGTGCCAGTCCACTGTTGCAGTGTCCACAGGTTGCCAGTGTCTGGTATGGGATCCACCAGCACCACATTGCCGTTTTTGACCTTGCCCTGGGTTATCAGTTGATTTCTTGCAGGCAAATCGCTCACATGATACAGCCATCCAAACACTGGATCAGCAGTGTCTGGGGTGGGTTCACTGCTGTTCATGATTGGTAACCAACCCACGATGTCGGGATTGTCCACCAATGGCACCGATTGTGCAGCAATTAATTCGTTTACCTTGTTGACCCACACCGATATAGCAGCAATGCGATCTTTGAACCATGACTGTCTTGGTCGTATCAAATTACCATATCTCGTGGACTCACTTAAACCGATATCTGGCACAAGGTTGCCCAGCTGATCGTGACCAGTCAAGCTGTCTCGCATTTTGGACCAAAACTGGTAATCAATTTTGTCGCTTGGATCACCATCGCGTGCTAGCTTCCACTGAGTATATTCAATTTGTCCATCGCTGGGTTGTCCATAAGTGATTTGGAACACAGTGTGCGTGTCTTGAAACCTGGGTTTGACATTGGCCATTACCAGGGAGTTTTTGCTGATCACAGCATACCACGAAATGCCTGCTGCAGTGGGATCAGCCACTATTTGAGAAATAGCCAGTGTGGACATGGTGCGTGTGGGTTTTTGCGGTGACAGCGATGAGTTGCCCACCCAGAAATAATACCATGTGTGTGCAGTGCCAGATATGTCATATTCTATGGTTTGTGTGTATGCTGGGTTATCGGCATTGTGTACTGTTCCCGAAGGGATGTAATTGAGTCCATATTGTGCAATAGCTCGGCCCTGCGCAACATAACTTGTCCAGTCTGTAGGCGCGATAGGGCTTCGTACCCACTCATACACTGTAATTGTTGATCCAGTTGCAAATTTTCCCCAATATTTGGCTCTGTAGCTATCTTCACCAGTTTCATAATCTATGTACCTTGCTGTGCTGAGATCCCACCAGGTGGTTCCTACTTTTTCCAAACCCCAGGCAGAACCAATTTGTATATTGTGTATGCTTGAATCACCGTGGTTGTATGCAGCTGGATCAAAAGTGGTTTTATAATCAATTTCTTTATCAGCTACGCCTGGTATGATGCCCTTGATGGGATCATAATACACAAGTGAGTCCAAGAGTTCGTATGTGTCGTTGCGATACAACACTGCACGTTGTATCTTGGTGGGATCCACCTTGATGTTTTGAGAGCGAATTGCAGTCCAACCACGAATGGTATAATTGTACACAGTCCAGCCCACAGTGGGCTTGTCCACATTGTCCACCCAGGCAGTTTGTCCATATGTCCATCCTCCAATGGGTGGATGTGCATTTCGCGCAGCAGCGGTACTAAATCTCACAGGATTGTACACCCACACTGTGCCGCCGAGGCCTGGACCAGGACTGGACACTGCCACATCCACTGTGGTGTTGGTTACATTTATTGCTGTAAAGGTGCCAGTGACCACTGCAGCATTGGTTACACCAAACACCACTATTTTATCATTTTCTTTGATACCATGATCGCCATTGAAATTGATTGTGGTTAGATCTCCGGTATTGCCCAGTGTGCTGGTAATCTCAGTGGAAATCACTGCTGCTGCTGATGGCAGCAGTTGCCACACCATCCAACCACCAGTATCGCTGTCAATCACTTGCCACACAGTGTCGTATGCAGCAATTGGTTTACCGGCTGCAGTTTGTGTGTCATACAATGCATGCAGTGCAGCAGTATCGTACACTGTCCATGTGGTTTCACCCACCATGACATATCCACCAGCGGACAAATCCACAAGAGTGTTGGTCTCAATGTTGTGCCTCAAGGGAAATTGTCGATTGGCAACTGTTCTTGGTTGAGATATTATTCTTGGATCATTGGTGGTGAGACGTATGGTTGCATTGTCCACTATGGTGGTATCCCCATCATAGTATACTTCAAACAGTTGCGGATTGTTGATCACCTGCTGCGGAGTTATGTTAAACTCCAATATGTTGTTGAGATCAGTTGCACCATATGCTGCCGCCCGCAGTGCATATTCTTCATAGTATTCAAATTTTTCTATTCCGGGCACCACATATGTGTTGCGCAGCATGGCATCAATTACTTTCTTGGTTCCCTTTTGTCGAATAAAACCTTGATAGAATTCAAATTCCACACTGTCTTCCAGCAAGAGATTTTGCAAATAGTCTCGTTTTTGATATCCAACCAGATGCTTGCTGAGATCGCTAAGTGTTTGATTGTTGACTGCTGCTAGTTCGGTTTGCTGAGTCACAGTGGATCCATGCACTAGATTCACAGAACTGCCTTCAATTACCACTACACTAGTGGGTTGATCCACATTGAAATAGCGTCGCATGTCATCAGCAGTTTTTTCCAAGTTTGGAACCATGCTCCAGGTGTTGGTTCGTGTGTCTTGACTCAAGAAGTATCCAGGAGCATCCAGTCTACCAGTCCAGTTGTTGGTACGATATGCCAATATTTTCAATCTTGGCTGTGCAAGATTAAATTGAGGTTGATATATAATGTCATTGAATGATGTGGTATTGTCAAACAAGATTGCATGTTCAAGTGTGGTCACAAACAATCTCAAGCCATATATGGTCTGAGAGTTGGTGGGTGACACAGTGACAATGTTTTGATCACGCATGATCAACAAGTTGTTGGTTTCAATTGGCACGCCATTTTTATCCAACACTGAATAGGATCCAGTTGCTGCACCATTGGCCAATTGAACTGTTCCATATGTGTGAGAGAATTTGGCCATGCTGCCCAAGGGACTCAATGCTATCACAGTACCATCTGCCCAGGACCCTTGACTCCAAAACAAAAATTCTTTGGCCATTTGGTTCCATGTGATCATGGTGTTGTCATCAGCAACTGCATCAAATACCCAGCCTTGAGTTTTTAGCCATCTACCATAGTCAATTAAGAAATTATAAACATCTTGCCTTGTGGGAAACACAGATCCATATGACACGCGCTGGGTTGCATTTCTTCCCTGGGTATACTCAACCACAGTTTGATTTCCCACCACCACTTTGGTCTTGTGAGAGTTAGATTCATGCGGTACAACTGTGAACGCAGGATCCACACTGTCGTAACCCAGCACCATCCATCCATTGGATTGTTGACTGATTATCACACCACTGTAAAAATATTCGCCTATGCTGTTGCTGCGATATAGATAAGTGTGAATGTTTTCGCTTGGTATGATTTGACTTTGATAACCCACTTGACCAAAACTGTCAGCAAGCACCCGCAAGCTGTCGGTACTGACATATCCAGCACACTTGTGACCAAGTCTAACATTGCCTCCGCGTATGATGTTGCCAAAATGCTTGGTAACTGATAAATTTTGCGATATTAGATATTCACTGATCCAATGCTGTATGCCACAACTGCCAAAATAAGTCAGTGCACTTTCTGTGGGTACACTGGTGTTCTCACCAATGCTTTGTGGATTTTCTTCATGCACGTAAAACTGAGCACTGCTGCGCCGACCATTGGTGTTGAGATAGATCCACTGACTGTATGCAGTGTTTTTAAAAATTTCCTCAGTGCGTATGGGATCCCATGCGTACTCAATAAATTGTGCTGGCCGGGCAAGATATGCCACCTGTGCTCGAGCAAATGCACCTTCTTGGCTGTATCTCCACACCTGTTCCAGTGCTGATCCATCACCAAATACCCAAGCTGCTGCTGCATCCGCAGTGCCGGGCAAAGAACGAACACATCCAGCTTGGTATGGAGGCAATAGATTTCCTTGATTGTCCACTGGTACACATTTTAACAGTCCAGGCCTTGCCCATTCTGCATGTGTTCCGGCTCGATCTCCCTGTCTTATCAGGCCTTGCGCAAGATCTTGCCACATCAGTGTGTTGCCGTTGGTATAGGGTGCAGCGCCATATTGAGCATCCCACCAAGTGGGTTTTTGACTGAATCCCAGCATCTCCCAGGGATGTGAATGTGGTCTATCTGTGTCATAAAACCACTGGTACATGCCCTGCCAGTGACCAGGTACAGGATGGTGTTCCTGGTCCACACAGGTTCGATAATTGAAAGCGAATTGATTGTTGTCTTGGTATGTGGTGTTGGGTCTATAATCCACTTGATTCAGTGTGCACCATTTTTCAAAACTGGATCTTTCAATTTGAAGATATTCGTTTCTGGTGTATGCAGAGTTTCTCCATTTACCAGGCCTGATTGTGCGTTCATCAATGGTTAATTCTGCATCAATGCTGCTGTATTGACTGGGAAGGTTGTTGAAAATATTCAATTCAAATTGCAACCATGCTGCAGCAACAGGATGGGTCAGTTGGTATGGATTGCTGGTGCTGGACAGATCATCTAAGATGGTGCCCAGCGAATTACCCATGGGATCTTGCAGCACAATTCTAGATCCATCATGTGTTTGCATGACCATTTGCGGTGTTGAATATCGATAGTCAACATATACCAGTGGCTTGAATGCTGGTGCTACTCCCAGACGAGTGGGTGTGGGAGGTATGTAAGTGGGAGTAATTGCCGGTGCACTACAATACAATCCCTGCAATTGATCATATCCGCTGTTGGCAAATGGACTTTGCAGTGTTTTAACAAGATTTATCTGCTTGAGAGCAGACGTAATCCAGCTGTTGGGCTCATTGCTGCTGTTGTAGCCATAACTGTTGTAGAGATTAAACAAGCTCTTGATAAATTTACTATAAAACTTTTGATATTCGCGTTTGGTAAATTCTATACTGGACATGAGATCAATCGAGCTAACTGTGCTGGACTGTGTGGCAGTGTTGGCCAAGGTTTGACTGTTCATCAACATCAATTTGACCATGGGCGCACGATGCTGCAGTATTCTAGTACCCAATCCCTTGTTGCGTGCAGTATCTCGCCAGTTGTTGCTGCCCAATACCTTGCCTGATATCATGGTTTGATTATTCATGATATCCACAAACTGATTGAGAAACGTGCTGCGGCTCAATGATGTCACTGGCAAATTGTTTGGATTGGCCACAAGATTCAATGGCAGTTCAAAATAGCCTGTGATGTGGGTTTTAGCTGGAGGAACTTGTGAACTCCAGCTGCGAATTAATACTCTATCTCCTGCAACAGCAGCAGCGGACAGTGTAACTATGTTTTTGTTCACTGTGTAATCTGTATCCCGTGCAAGAGTAATAGAATTTTGATTTCTAATAATGGTCACATACACAGTTGGCAACTGGTTGGCAACTGATTCATCAGGTACCCAGTCCATGGGAAACTTGGTTGTGTTGGCTCCAATGTTGTACTCGTTCACAAGGTATTGTCTGCTGGGGGTTGGAGCACGATACCAGTCATTGCGATATTCGTTGCCCACACGAACAAACTGATACCCTTCAATGGGCAGCACCTTGCCCAGCTGTTGATATTGATATGTATTGGTTACAATTGTGTTGTTGAATACAAAATCGCCAAATTGGTCCAACTTGAGAGGTATTCCCAGCACAGCATCAATGGTGGTTGATGCAGGGTCTTGAGCATATTCAAACACGGTACTGCCAGTAAACGTGCTGCTGGGGTACACGCTGGGATCCAGTAAACGGTTACCAGCAGAATCATACAAGTTGAACAAGGGTGCAATGTTGGTGGTTTTTGGTTGACCGTACACCCAAGCTGATCCATTGTACCACAGCATGCTGCGAGGATTTGTATCACTAAAGATGCAGAACACATTGTCACCATAAGCTGGCGAACCGTCAAGATTTTGACCATTGTTGACCAGGGACAGTTGTATATACCCAGTTTCTGCAAGTCCGGTTACTTGATAGATTCGATTGTTCAATGACGCGTCAATGTCATTGACAATGAGTACCCGCATGCCGTCAACTAGGTTAATGCCATTGACACTATAGCTGCTTTGTCCAACAATTTTTCCAAACACGTTGCCTATGTCAGGTATCACAATGGATATGGTACCTCGACCATACACGCCATGATTGTACAGTTCAGTGTCTCTATCAAATTCAATTATGGGACGTCGAGCACGAACCAGGTTTTCGTCCAGCTGTTGTGGTCCACTAAAAAGTATGATATCTCGATGATACCAGTGATTTTTTGCAGACCACTGGTTCTGATCTCTGCTGCCTCGCTGAATGGTAGCGTAGTCTGGAATCTCTTGATCTGGATCTCCATCCCAGCCAGCTGAGCTCCATCCTGCGGTGTCCCAAGAAGGATTCAATCGAGCAGCTGGATTGTACAGCACAATGGATCTGCCCACATTTTCAATTATGAAATCAATGTTATTGAACTCAGCGTGTGCATCGTCTGTGAATCGTATTTTCATACCACTGCTGAAAGAAAAAGATCCATTTACGATCTCGCCGTTAAAATCCAGTCTATATGTTCCCACATATGTGTACGCAGCATGATTTTCAATTGCATTAACTGCGTCAGTGGGGTTCAACAGTGTGATGCTGCTGGGACCGTATGGCAACCAAAAGTACTGGCTGTAGTTGATAAACTTGTCTAGGTCAACTGGCGGTGACCAAGAATAATATTCTTGTTCAAAAAGTCTAGTGTGATTGTCCACATTGGCTCCTTGAAATCTCAACTGATTGATGAGATCATCGTAGAATAACGCGCTATTGGTCACACCACTGTTTTGGTCCACACTGACTGCAGCAGGAGTCAACTGATAATTGGCTCGCGTGCGTGTGGGCTCACCAATGTAGAAATCTTTAGCACTGTTGAAATAACTGGGGGTTGATCCAATGTATCCATTGATGAATTCTACATTTTCTGGTTGAAACAAATTGTCTGCTGTGCTTGATAAAAACTTGGTCAAGGTATCAGTTTGATATACTTCAGGCAACAGTTGAGATATTTTACGAGAAGTATTTTTAGCCATGTGTTATACCCAAATTGTATTCGTTTAATGCTGTAACTAGTTGAACGTCTGATACCCGAGCAGTGCTGATGAAAATTTCATCAGGGTTGCATCTAATTTCAAACAAGTCGCCAAACTTGGCCTGAGGATTAACAGGTGTTATCACCACACTGCTGATCATGGTGGCCAAGCTGAGATGAATATATGCTGCCAGTTCGGTGAAATAAAAGCTTTGACCAAAGTCCCAATTGCTCAATTCAAAATAAACATTTATTGCATTGATCACCATGCTTTTTATTTCATTGTCACTTGTGGTAATACCCGGCACCTTGACCACCTTGAACACCACTTGCAGTGTTGGATCTGCTTGAGTACCAAACAACATCTTGTACTTGACTGGATGCCACACTATGGTGTCACTGATCATTTTGTAGCTTTCAAAATAGCTGAATGTGGATCGCAGTTGCTCACTGGTGGGTGGAACAGGCATGGTGTTGGCAGATCCATTGGTATAAATCCAGTTGCGAACTGTGGTGTCATAACTGTTGGTCAGTACATATATGTCCACGATATTGGAGCTGGCTGGATTGATGCGTTGATCAGTGGGTGCATAATGCTGCCATTGATAGATCAATCCATCTCGTCCTGTGCGCACCTTGAAACTGCTGGTAACGTCTGCTAACTTGCCGTTTGCCCACTGATAAACTATACCAGTGCTGATCACATAGGCAAATTCATTTTGTGTCCATGCTAGATCGCTGCTGCTGGGCACTTGTGCATTGGTTGCATATCTTCTATTTTGTGCTATCACAGTGGGTTGGTAGTATTGATAACCATCAGTGGTAACCAATTGCTGCCAAAACAGCAATTTGTTTGCAGACTTGGTGTTGGTATCTACAATTGTGGTGTATTGATATGGATTGTCTGGGATGCCGCTGTATATGCTGTCCCAAAATGTCACTCGAACACTGTTGGGATTCACATACCCATCAGGGTATGTTTCTTGATCTTTGATTCTCCAATAGTAATCGGTGCCCAGCGGAGGCCGTTGACTGGGGGTGACCACATCTGGCTTGGCATTAACTGACAACACCTTGATATAATCATATTGTGCCTGACCAGTGTTGAGATTTACCACTTTGTCTGTGTTGGCAAAATAGAATCTTGTGCTCTTGACACTTTCGAATACATATCTCAAGCTTCTTGCAGAAATACTCCATGATGTGGTATTGTACACCACTTTGAGCAACCACGATGCATCCATGCCATTGCCAGTTTTGTCTCTGGAATTGGTGAGACTAAATGTATCACCGGTGGCTAGATTATTGTTGTTGATCACATACCATTGGCCAGTTAACGAATCGTAACCAATGCCAAAAGTTTTATTTTCAGCTATGGCATTTGCCATAGCAGTGATCTCATCTTGTGTGAATGTGGTACGCCATGGTGCATATACTGCAGTGCATGCAGTGTTATTGGGTATCACACGATCCAGTGTCACTGAGCCAACACCAGTGGACAGCACACCAGTGCGATTGAGACCAGTACCATCACCAACCACTGACGCCACAGCAGCAAAAGTGTTTTGATCAAATTCAACCAATGCTCCTGCAGCAAGCACTGCTTGTACAGGATTACCGGTATAAGTACCCAGCACTGCTGCAGCACCACTGACACCTCCCACCATGAATGCGCCAGTGCAGCTTTTTGATGATGTGGTTACATTTTTCCATGTCAGTGTGGTGGCAAGATAGCTGGGGAAATAACTGTAATAAAAGTCTCTTAGCTCAAATGCAGCCGCTTGTTGATTGCCCGATCCATTGACCAAGGGTTGAATATAGTTGTTGACAATGATTACACCATTGGTGGTGCTGTTAACTGATGCTTCCATCTGGTTTAAATCAAGTTCGTTGTATAAAATTCCATCATCACCAAACACTGTGATGTTCTGCAAACTGCCAGTGGGATCAGTGATATCAATATATCTATTGTGGCCACTATAGGTACGATTTACTGCCTTGACCTTGAGTGCTTGACTGCTTTGTAATGGATAGAGATTGTAATCTTCACCATTGACCATGCGATCTTGTGTGTAGTACACCTGGCTGCTGTTGGACTTGATTTCGTTTATTGTTTCACTGGATTGACTGTTGTTTACAGTTGCTGTTAGACCAGCAGAAAATGCAATACTAAAAGTGTTGTTCAACTGGTCAGTGTAGTTCATGGAGAACTTCAAGCCATTCATGTCATCTGGTCTGATTTGATAACCCAATCCATTACTCACACGATACCACACACGTATCAATCCAGTGGGTACATTTCCAAAATTACCATCAGCAAACCTTATGCTGACTTGATCAGCACCGTTGCTGTCTCTGGAAATCACACTGTATACATCTCTAACATTTTTGTCCAAGCTGTTGTATATGACGTTGAATCCATTGACACTGGGTACTCTGGTCCAATCCTTGACCACCAATCCAGTGCTGTCAATGCTTTGTACAAAAACATCTGTTTGATTAACCCCATTAGCATCCACGTCCAGCACACGATTGGCCAAGGCCAAGCTGAGGCTGTAGTCGGTATAGCCAAGAGTTCCTTGCTTGAAAGCAAAAAAGAATCCTGTGTTGGCACTGGAATATCCCAACCCATCATTGCGATAAATCAAGTTCCAGCTGTTCAGTGGGTTGGGTGCAAGTTCGTAAAAATATCCACTGCTGCCCACCGACACAGTGGAGCTGTTGGCATTGACAAAGTCTGGGTTGATCAGTTCAAAACTCATGTTGTTGCCAGCAACTGATGATGAAAAGGGCAATACTCCAATGGGATTGCTCACAATATTGATTTGATATATTTCAGTTGGTATACCGTTGACTGTGCCTTTTTTTACTGGGTCACCAAATTGATTGATTGAGTTAAGCGAGGAATTCAATACCAGTATAAACTGTTCATACCAGTTGGCATTGTTGGGATCGTTCCACAATATTGTGGAATTTTGTAGATTCAATCCATTTGAATCGTATATGGCTTGATTGCTGGTGACCTGAGTAATTTTGAGCAGTCCCTGTGCAGGTATGCTCAATTGCGGTTGATAACTCAGCATGCGTGCCAATCTAAACACACTTTCACGACGTTGTGCAGTGTCTAGAAAGTTTTCTCGTGTGTTGAGATCCATGCGGAATGCCAAGCTGGTACCCAAGTATGCCAGTAGGTCAATTATGGCAACAAGTTCACTGCTTTCAATCCAGTCATTGAAATCTTCCGGATAGTTCAATCGGATATAATCGATCATGGAAGATCTAATGGTGTTAAAATCATAACTGGCAAAATTTATCTGAGTAAATGCACCGTATATGGTTTGCCAATCTTCGGCTGCAAACAGTTGTGATTGACGTGTCTGAGGAGTAATTGCCATGTCTATTTGTTACCTTACTGATTGAGCGAACGCTGGTCAAAACTGAAGCTAAATGTATCTACCACCTGCAGCGGCACATATAGCAAATCCATTTGCACTTGAATACCATGATCATATGGTGTAACACTTGTGTTGATCAATTGCAGTCGGCTGTCAGTGGACACTGCTTTTTGACACTCATACACCACGTTGTCGTATGTGGATTGATCAAATTGGTCAAACAGCAGATCCCATATTCCGCAGCCATATTTGGGCATCATGACTCTTTCGCCAACTCGAGTATTGAAATAATTCAATAGGTCTCGCTTGACCAATTCGAGATCAGCAAATTGCTGAGTTTTGCCTTTGGCATTCTGGGTACTGAACCCATAAAAAAGTTTGGTAGTGGAAATATTGGCCATGGTATTTCTGTTTGTGTGCATATAAACTCTAGTGTTATTTATTCGCTATTATTAACACAGCATATAATATATTTTGAGATAGACAGTTATCGGCTGTGTTTGATAAATACACACATGACGAAACGAACTCTTGATCATTCTTATAGTGATATATCTCGATACAGTGCAACACTGGCAGAATATCGAGAATCCTCCACCATCAGTGAAAAATTTAATTTACTTAAAAAAATAGTAGCAGACAATCAAAATAATACCATCGACGACGTCTATCAGTCGTTAATAAAAAATAATTTTCGTAAATTAGCCAAATATCCTGGGTGGATCATGATGTACATGCCTGCTAGATACGGCAATTATTTGGCTGTGGTGTGGTATGATTCATATGAATCAGCTAACCACACAATCGAGTTAATTGAAAAAAAATATACCACCCTTGCATTTCCAAGTGCAGCAGTAAAAGGATATAAAATACCAGATTTTGGGACCTTGTATGCCATCTTGCTTGATAGGGTTGATCCAGTGGATCAAGACGAAGTTGGAGGCAGAGAATTTCTTGAATTTCTTGAAAAAAATATTTCAAAAAATATCGAAGGCATAATTGAAGAATTCACGCAGCAGTATAACTTAAATCCTAAAAAATATAACCTTCTATCCCTGGAAGAATATGTAAACCTCATTGAGTATTTTTCTTACACCTTGTACTTGTATCAAGATAATAGATTTGCAGTATCGCTAACCAAAAGGCAAGCAATATTCCGCGATGCAATAACCAATAAATTGGTGATAATTCATCCAATTTATTGGTAAAAAAGGTTGACCAACCGTGCTAGATAGCTGTATGTAATTGATAACACAAACAGCTATTCAGGGTCCTGGGTATCATGAAAAACTATGTGGTTGATGCAACTGCTGCCATCACTGTTGAAAAAATGATTCAACAGCTGGCTGGAGTTTGTGATGGTGCTGCTGCAATTGATGGGCGAGGCTTTAGCCGGTATGATACTGAATTTGGACACAGCCTTGCACACCGCAGCAAGCAAGGTGTTCCTTGGAGCATCAAGCAAGCCACTTGTGCAGTTAGCATGCTGCGCAAATATCAAGGTCAACTGGGCGGCAAGGAGTTCATGGATCGGTTTCTTGTGCAACCGGTGTTTGCCAGTGAACCCTTGGATCATGCCAAAACTCACTGCAGTGAAAAAGTTCACAACGATCGAGTGATTGCACTGCAAACTGCAGACTCGTGCAGCATCAAGTTACGTTATGATGCAGCAGTCGTTGCTGACATCAAGCAGTGTTTTCGCAAGCAGCACAATGGCAAAACTTTCTGGGCTGCCTGGAACGGCACTTGCTGGACAGTGCCCTTGAACTCCACTTCTTATCAGCTGCTGCAGCAGTTTGCCAGCAAGCATGAATTTACTATCACGCAAGACGTGCATGATGCCACACATGCATACATGCAACTGGCAAAACAACACCAGGAAGATAGTGCACTGCTGCGTCTCAATGATGGGCGCAATGTTCAGCTGGTCGGCGATGAACTGGTGGTAGCCATTGAAGATCAAGACATGATGCAGCAATTTGCTGCATATCTCAAACTATAAATATCTACAAACACTGCTGTAGATAATATCACAATGACCGCAATCACAGAACTAGATCAATCTTCCAAACCCGCATATGGCTACTGGGTACTGGACAACGGCGAAGACATTGCAGTCAAACCGTACGGCCACAACGATGCCATGCAAGCAATTGCCACTGCAGCCGGCGATGTGTCGCTCACAGTGTCTGTGATGGGCTTTCACTATAGAGATTTCACCGGCTATGGCATTCTCAAACAGAATGCCATGCGAGTGGTGGGGGCTGCACACGGCATGGTATCCGTCAACATGTCTATGGCAAAACATTCACGTGCATCTGTTGTCACACTGTGCAGCATTGCGGATCGTTATCTGTTGTCTGGTGGTCATCGCGGTATAATAATTGAATATTGCACAATCAATAAACAAGAGTGGCCCATTGACATTGACTGTGCCAACAGTGTCACAATTGATGCAGCAGGTCCAGACGACTTTGATTGTGCACTGAGCAGGTTGCGCACAGAAATACGCAACACATGCACTGTGCCAGTTGAAACCATGCAAGAACAATTGGTAGCAATGGAAAACAAACGCAGTGTTCAAGAACATCTTGCCAGGCAAGCCATGCAAGAGTTTGCGAAAATGAGGCTGTGAATCTACATGAAAACACGTGGCACAATATCAAGAACACTCATTACCGAGCATGAGATCAACAGCTTGTCAGAACTGGATCAAATTAAATTGATCCAGGAGGATCCATACAAAATACTCAAGATTGATGGAGAGCCTAGCGAAGCAGCTCAGCTGGCATCAATTCGCACCAGTACTAAATTAGTTGACCCTGCAAGTTTTTTACACCACTATTTTAAAAAGATACCCAATCCAAGCGAACAAGTTCAACTGCTGACGGTATCTTACTATCCATGGTCCATCAGTCTTATTCCACAATCTTCTCATCAGGTGAGAATGACTGCTCTTAGGCTAAATCCACGAACTATTGTTCACATAGAACATCCCAACGAACAAGAACAGTTGTTCGTTGTCAAACAACAACCATTTTTGATACTCGACATAAAACACCCCACCCACCGGGTTCAATTGGCGGCAGTGAAAAAAAATCCTAC